ATCTTTCAGCTGTTTGTATGCGAGCTCTTGGTAGTGTTTCGCAACTTCCAGCCCGAGATGTCTGGAACCCGTATGGATTACAAGCCATAAGTTTCCGTCATCATCTTTATCAAGTTCGATAAAATGATTGCCGCCTCCAAGGCTTCCAATGCTGCAATAAGCCAGCGATATATCAGCCGGAGCGACTAAGTCATTCAAATGGCTGAAATTACCAAGTGGCTCATCGTTTACATTAAACCCGGCCGGAACATATGTATTAATTACATCATCCAGCTTTGGAAGGTCAACATCCTTTTCTGCAATCCTGACAGCCAGCATACCGCAGCCAATATCTACACCAACCAGATTCGGGCATACCTTATCAGAAATTGTCATTGTCGTACCGATAACACATCCGGCGCCTGCATGGCAGTCAGGCATGATTCTGATTTTCGCGTTTTTGATGTAATCCTGGTTCAGCAATTCTATTACCTGGCTGATGGTCTCATTGTCAACATTGTCAGTGAAAACCTTTGCGGTGTTGTATTTTCCTTTTAATTCAAGCATATTTTTTGCTCCTTTCTTGTTTCTTATTTTATTTTTTATTGTTTACAAGTTTAATATGCTATATTTTCCATACGAAAAAAAACAGAAGCCAGCAGGTTTTCCCACTGGCTTCTTATTTTGAGCAGCGCCCAGAGTATGACTTAATCTGGATTTTGTATGGTACTTATTACGCTCCCCAATAGGAAGAATGAGTCGCCCCGTTCACTGTATTTTTTGTATTTTGTTCCTTCATATATTTAATATGCTGAAAAAATAACAAAAAAATAAAAGCTTGCCGGGTTTCTCTAGCTGACAGCAATTTTGCGGCCGACATTCATGTCGGCCGCAAAAGCAGAGACATATTCGACAGACAAGAAAACCGCCCGGATTTCTCCGAGCGGCATGTATGATTTTTTCTGATAACGCAGGCTTGCGCTTTCGCTACCAGAATAAACTGATATTTTGCTAAAATTTTCACATAGACTTCCTATCAGCTATTTCAGCCATTTTTGCGTTATTCATTCTGGACTCACCATGTCTCCGTGAATAAGCTAAATACCCATTCATTCTGTCAATCTTGGTGAGGTTCTTTGAACCGCAAATCGGACATTCGTCCCCAATGTCTGCTGCCTGATATCCACAGTCATCACAATAAGACAATGCCAGGTTTACACCTTCGTAATATCCCATTTCCATGGCTCTTAAGACAAGTGTTCTGATTGCATTAATATTGTAATCAATCGGATATCTGACATACTGAATTTTTCCACCATTAAATAACTCCCAGAAATCATATTCACGATTCTGTTTTGCAATCGGTGTAATGTCCTCTGTTACATGACAATGAAAACTGTTGCTTACATAATCACGGTCAGATACATTTTTGATGATTCCATATTCCTTGCGAAACTGTTTCACCTGAAGACCGCACAGGTTTTCGGCCGGTGTTCCGTACACCGCATAAAGAATCTGGTCTTCCTTCTTGTACTCCGCTAATTTTTCGTTAATATGTTTCATAACTTCCAGCGTAAACTGATTGTCTTCAACCAGACTCTTTCCGTTATATAATTCCTGCAGCTCATTCAGCGCCGTAATGCCATAAGACATTGTCATCGGCGGAAGGAGTTTTCGGATTTTTTCATTTGGTTTCAGGTGACCACCATAAAGTCCACCTTCGCAGAACATAATTGGATTGACTGATGCTCTCAGTTCTCCAAGATAATCATATGTTCTTTTATGAAGCCCACGAATCATTTCAAGGTAATAATCCAGAACATCATAGAAGTCTCTGCTTTCACGTCTTGCTTTTGCAAGAATCATCGGCAGATGTAAAGAAACAACACCAAGATTGCAACGACCAACAAAGATTGGCTTGTCATTCTCGTCTGCTGGTTCCATTCCTCCGCGTTCATACCACGGAGAAAGGAATGCCCTGCATCCCATAGGACTAATCGCAGTTCCATATTTCTGATACATTGTAGAAATATATCCTTCTCCACTCATTGAGAGCCAATCCGGATACATCGTAGATGCAGAACACTGGATACCTGCTTCAAAAACATCATTACATTCTTTTCCTTCACCGTGAATACTCTTATCATATAAGAATACCAGCTTCGGGAATAATACAGGACGTTTAAAACCCTTCTTGCCCTGTCCTTCTCTGTGTACATTTAAAATTGTTTTTGCACACATTTTTTCAAATTTTCCTGTTCCAAGTCCAAATGAAAATGTAACAAATGGATAATCGCCTCGAGAAGAACCGACTGTGTTCAGTTTATATTCAATTCCCTGATATCCCTGCTCCATTTCACGCTGTACTTTTTCCATTGCATATGCCTCTGCTTTATCAATCAGAGATTCTGCGAATGCCGGATTCAGAACATCTGACATTAAATCAAGATATTCTTTCTTATATTTTTCAAAGGACTTTTCGGCATAAGGCCCCATGATTTTATCTACTTCTGGCACAGTAAAACCCAACGGGTGCATATCTTTCAATATTCTTACGTTTTATCCCGCCGGAACATATATTCAGACTTGCTAAGTCTGCTTGCTCTTTCAGCGTGTAATCAAATCACGCCTACCCTACTCTGTTACTTTCGTAATACAAGCCTTCGTATTACGATACCATTTTGCTGTCCTCTACACATTTAGTATTGTCAGATGAAATTCTATATCTTCCTTTCCATATTTTTTTACTATCTATATATCTATTAATTTGCGTGTGTGATAAATTTATATTTCTTGATGCGTCTGCAATAGAAATATATCTTTGTACTTCTCCGCTTAATATATTTTCAACAATTATCGGTTTTGGTCTACCGCCAATTCTTGCTATCTTTCTATTTAAAGTATTATAAGAATGTTTATTGTTTTCTGAATAACTAATCCATTCAAGGTTCTCTAAATTGTTGTTTTGTTTATTTCCGTCTTTATGATTTACAATGTCTGTTTTACATCTTTGTTTCAGAAATGTTTTGGCAACAAGAATATGAACAGAACACATCTTTCTTTTTCCATTTTTATTAAGAGGAACTTGAAAATATCCATTTGGATTTAATCTTAGCTTCATGATTTGTCCTTTTCGAAATTGCTTCTTTCCTGAATGTTCATATACGTATCTATCGAGACTCCTTATCCTTCCAAGATTAGAACACTGATATATCCCCTCATAATTATTTATATCCTTCCATATTTCTTTCATCTGTTTTTTTTATTTCTGGCAATACATTTAGCACGGTATCACCTTTATCTCACCATATTTCAGGCTTAGGCTCTCTTAGTCAGCTTATTCGTCTCTGGTCATATTTACCCGGTTTTTGCAGGCTTCAATTTGTCTCATTATCGGTTTCCTCTCAATGAGAAGTCTTATTTCGCTGATACCGTTAGCAGCCACCTTCAGGCAGCCACACCAACTGATTTAGTTGTTAGGCAAGTTTTACTACGGCTAAAAGGTAACCGTACTGCTGTGCGGCAGTTGATAAAATTACATCTCCCATAACATCAAACGCTGTATCAAGAGTCTTGGGCTCGTTATACCAAACATTGCCCATCTCGAATCCGCCTTTCATAACGGCTCCGACATTGCAAAGGCAACAGTTGATAGTATCAAGTCTTGCACTCTGGTCATGCACATAAATATAGCCCTGCTTGCAAGCCTGTAATTCTTCACGATTCATAAAGAACTTTCTGTAAAGATTCTTATTCAGTTCGTTGAAGATAAGGCTTCGCTTTGTTGCCACCAGTGCGCTGTCAGTATTGGCGTTTTCCTTGTCACCAATATATCTGATTGACTGACTCTTTGTGTATACATCATCCATCATATGGACAAATGACTGTTTGTAGTTACGGTAATCGCGGTAGCTTTTTGCAACCTCTTCATTAATAGACACAAGCGCTGCTTCCACCATGCTGTGCATCATAGCAATCGGAACTTCTTTAAGTCCTCTTTTTTTGATTTCGCTTTCAACATGGTCAACGATTGCCCGCTCTTCCTCTTTTGTGAACTTCACAAGGATACGGGATGCACTCTTGCCAACCGCAATGATAATTTTGTTTCCGTCAAATGGTTCACGGGTTCCGTCCTTTTTAACGATGATTACGTTTGCCAGATTGTTTTTACGTGCAATTTCTTTTGCATCTTTCTGGCTGATAATTTTTTTACTCATAATTTTTACCTCCTTAAGTATCACTATTTTCATTATTTGAACAGTCATCAGGCATTTTTTCAAAAAATACTTTGCAAAATATAGTATCTTCTGCTTCTTTTATCCGCTGATGTCCGTTCTTTTCAAGCATTTGGTTAAATTCTTTCTGTTGCATATCACCCAAAGGCTTTTTAACGAGGACTACTCTCTCTCTTGATAACTCGCGCTTTGCGCTCGTTACCAGCACGAAGTGCGGCAAGCGAAGCCGAAAGGCTGAGCGAAGCGTGTTTCGAACGGGGATTCAGCCCCACATGCGAAGTTAAAACCGGAGCATTTGACCCGCGGACGACTTTTTGTCGGCCGGGGATTTTCCGTTCTTCGTTAATGTCATTTTTCTTCACCTTCAACCAACATCAATTGCAATGCAGAATAACTTTCCCTGAATGAAAAGATTTCTGTACGTCAATTACACGCTGATTTGCGCTTCCGCGCCATTTTAGCGTAACATCGCGCTTATCTTTTTCGTACCGTCCTTCCACAATGACATCCGCTTTCAGAATAATAAACATCAGGTCATGGTCTTGCCCTGTTTTTAACTGGTGCAGCAGCTGTTCCCATGTGTAGCCTGTATAAATCCAAATGGATTTTTGTGCCAGTTCTTTTGAATTTTTAATCTTGGCAATAAGTTTTGCTACACCTGGACGATTGTAAGTCGCCAACGGGTCGCCTCCACTGAAAGTGATTCCCGAAACAT